CAGTCGTAGTTGATGTATTACCTAATCATTTGGGTGTTATTCCAGCAACTTATGTATATGCTCAACGCTCACATCATCGTGGCATTGGTATCTCACAAATTAACGACATAGCAGATGTACAAAGGTCTATCTACAACGAATTATCGGAATTAGAGCAAATTATTAGACTGTCAAATCACCCTACATTGGTAGCAACTGATGGTATTGATGTTTCAGCAGGTGCTGGTGGTACTATTTCGATTGATGACGACAGTGACCCTGGCTTAAAGCCTTACTTGTTACAACCAAGTGGCGCATCAATAGCCTCTGTTATTCAGTCAATTGAAATGAAAGTTGCTATGATAAGCACGATGGCAAACTTGAGTTCAATGAGAACGACTACAACTTCATCAGCAAGTGGTATTGCTCTGAAGACAGAAAGAGAATTATTAAATGTAACATTAGCGCAAATGGCAGACAACTTAGAGTTGGCTGAAGAACAGATTTGGAAATTGTTTGGTAAATTTTACGACATCGACTTCGATGGTTCAATAAATTATCCAGATTCGTTTGATATTAACGACAGTGTGGTAGACTTTAACTTCTTAATGTCTGCTCAAGGTGCCGCTATGTCATCTGCTAAGTACAGAAAAGAAGTAGAAAAACAAATAGCAATGATTGTTATTGATGATGACGAGTCATTATCGGCAATATTGAAAGAAATTGATGATGGACCAGAGCAAATCTAGTTCGTCATAAATATAAGTAAGACAAAACTACTCGCAATATTGCGAGGTTAGACTCAATAAGAGGTAGTAAAATGACTGATATAATTCAGGAGCAAGAAACTGAAGTTACGGAGACTTCACAAAGTAATTCTTCGGATAGTAAAGGAAACGGCTTTTCACAAGATGATGTTAATAAAATTGTAGCAGATCGTGTGTCTCGTGAGAGAAAGAAGTTTGATGGTATTGATGTTGACAAGTACAACCAATGGCAAAAAGCAGAAGATAGTCGTAAAGTTGATGAAGCAACAAAGCGTGGTGAATTTGAAGAAATTCTTAAAAGCCAAGCAGATAAACTCAATGGTCGTATCAATGAACTAGAAAGTACATTGAAACGAGAGAAAGTTGACGGAGCCCTTTTGGGTGCTGCCAGCAGATTGAAATCAGTTGCTCCAGATCAGGTTGTTGACCTGTTAAAGAATCAGATTCGTTTAAACGAGTCGGGCGAAGCAGAAGTTGTCGATTTAAACGGCACACCTGCTTACAAAGATGATGGTTCTTCTATGGCAGTTAACGATTTAGTTCAAGACTTCCTTACTAAAAACCCGCACTTCGCGGCACCATCCAAGAGTGGATCTGGCGCTGTAGCAAATGTAGGAGGCGGCACAAACTCAAAAGAGTTTGATGTGTCAAAATTAGATATGTCTGATTCGAAAGATCGGGCAGCATACGCCCAATATCGCAAAGATAAAGGGTATTAAAATTTAACGCCTAATTAAGGAGAATTATATTATGGCTAATGAAACAACAACAACTTCGGTAGCATCATTGCTACCATCAATCGTTGCGGAAGCAATGTTTGTAGCGCAAGAGCAATCTATTATGCGCAACCTAGTGAAAAACTACTCAGTTCCATTTGGTTCTGGTTTAACAGTAAATGTTCCTATCTATGCAGCCGCACCAGTGGCATCGACACCAGTAGAAGGAATCGATCTTGCTAACTCTGAAGTGCAGACTACTAATAAAGCATTAGTAGTTGCTACAAGAGGCATCATGACTACTATCACTGACCTGGCTCGTAACGGCGCGTCTTCTAATATCATCACTGATATCGGTGGACTATTCGGTCGTTCTATCGCTAACGCAATTGACACTAATCTAATCGCATTATTTGCGGCTATGAACGGTGGCACAAGTGTTGGTGACGGTACTGCTAACATCAATGCTGATGATTTCTTCAGAGCAGCCGCTATACTACGCACTAGTAACGCAAGTGGATCTTTATCTGCTGTTATTAGTCCTGCTATGGCATACGACTTGAAGAAAGACTTACTAGATAACCATGGCACAACAGATCTTACTAACGAGGCTTTGAGAGCGGGTTATGTAGGTCATATTGCTGGTATCGCAGTATACGAATCAAGCCTAGCCACTACTGGCGCTGTGTTTGGTAAAGAAGCACTAGGTCTAGCAGTTATGCAGGACATCACAATCGAAACTCAGCGTGACGCTTCATTGCGTGCCAATGAATTGGTTGCTACTGCTATCTACGGTGTTGGTGAGTTACAAGATACACACGGCGTGTCTTTTGATATGACTGTTACTAATCTATCAGCGTAGGTACTACACTTTAAACAACCGATAAGGATTGTTTAAATATATGGGGGAGAAATACTCCCCCATGTTTTACTAGGAGAATATAATGGCAATGTCCACAGATGACAATTTACTAGAATATCAAGCAGAGATACTTAATTATGGTATTGATGAGTTTACTGATGAACACGGTAAAGCAAGAGATGATATTTTACGCAGACTAAGAAAAGAGTGGTGGAATAGAACAGGAGCATCGTCAACTGAAATGAACGATACCCTATTAGACGAAACTCAATTTACGAAGTGTGCTTCTTATCTTGTCCTAGCAGAATATGCCCTACCACAACTTACGAAGTGGAACGCAGAGGGTGAGGAAGACAAGTTTCAGGTAATGATGAAACATTACAAGAGCAAGTACGAAGACGAATTTAAGACAGTATTATTTGATGGTATAAAGTATGACTTCAATAATAATACAACAATTGAAACAAGTGAAGAAGTTCCTAGACATTCACGTAGATTAGTACGCTAATGATTGGTTCTGGAGTTAGCGTCAAAGATGTACGCAAAGCAGTGAAGAAGTTTCAATCTCGGCTTAAACGCGCACTACCTAAGGCACTAAATAGTGGTGGGGAAGAGTTAAAGAGTATCATATTGAATAGAACAAGACAGGGTAAAGGCTTAAAAGGCACCTTTCCGAAGTATTCTAAGGGATACAAGAAGACAGGAACCCCTAACTTGAAAGTATCAGGCGATATGTTGGGTGCGATTACAGTTAGAAAGAATGGCACAAATAAAGTATTAGTTGGCTTTAAGACTAAGAAACAAGCATTGAAGGCAGAAGGTAACAGTAAGAAAAGACCATTTATGGGCTTCACTAATAGTGAGATACCACAAATAGCCAAAGCAATCAGTAAACAATTGGATAGAGACTTATGAGCAAAGACAGTTACAGAGAAAACATTGCTAAAGATATAGTCAAAGCGATTAAAAGTATACCATCAGTTAAGATGACATCAAGAGATGTATTTGAAGTTGATGAGTTAAGTGAAGCACAGTTTCCCGCAGTACTTGTTCAGACAGGCACTGAAACGAAATCAGAGTCTATGATGGGCAGTCGAATGGGAACAATAGAATATGTCCTAACAGGATTTGTAAAGGGTAAGTTTTTAGATACGGCTCGCAATAAGTTGGCAGATCTATTAGAAGAAAAATTGTATGTAGATATCACACGCGGCGCGTATGCTATCGATACAGTGGTAAAAGATATCATTACTGATGAAGGTGTGATATTTCCAATGGGGGCTATCCAAATGACAGTTCACATTGAATATATTCACCAATTAGGTGATTTAACAAAATCTTAAAGGAGATTTATTATGGCAGTTATAAAAGGGCAAACAGGAACAGTATCATTAGCCACTAGTGGGACAGTTAACATCGCAAACATTACTTCATGGAGTTTGTCTCAAGAGGCAGATACTATTGAAACAGCAGTGATGGGTGCAACAAACCACAAAGGTTATCAAGGTGGAATGACATCTTGGAGTGGTTCAATAGAATGTTTATTGGACACAGTTGATAGTCAACACGATGATATAGTAGTTGGTAACGATTATGAACTTACGCTATTTTCAGGCACGGGTGGTAAAACATATACTGGTGCTGTTGTAGTAACATCAATGAGTTCTGGTGGTTCAGTATCAGATGTAGTATCGGTAAGTTTTGATTTTCAAGGCAGAGCGGCACTAGGTATAGCATAAAAGGATAAAGTATGTCAGTATTAACTAATGCGAAGTCGCATTTTAAAAATGTAATGAGTGGCGATTTGGTTTGTATGGATGTAGAAGAATGGGATGCCAAAATCTACTTCAAACCATCAGCCACTCTTAGAGAAACAGAGGTTATTGTTGCGTTACATGCCGAGAACAAGTTGGCTGAAGCAATGGCATCTGTTCTTATATTGCGGTGTCTTAACGAAGATGGGTCAAAGATGTTTAAGATGGTTGATAAAAACGACCTA